GTTACAAGGAACGGTTGCATATTTGTATGTGCCGCACCACCACCTTGTGAGTCTACTGTAGTAGTAACAGCAACTTTTCCGTAGTTGTGGTCATCTAATCCGTAGTCCCAACCAGTCCAGTCATTACCAATAATAGGACCAGAGTCATCTATCTGTGCGTAGTCTCCCCCACCTGCTGGTTCGACTAGTCCATCTGGTCTGGTTGCCCCAGGTCCATAGTAATTATTGGTGTCGAGAGTCTCGGAAATTTGTTCACCACGTTCGTCAACGAATGCAACGTAACTCGCACCGTGAGCGTGGTTTGGCATTTCGTCTGTGCTAATTGCAACTTCTTCGAGTCCAGCGGCTGCACCAAGAACTCTTTCTTGGAAGGCTGGGTTGGCATCAGAGACTGCGGAATTTTGGTTTACACCTACGGGTGTTCGTCCTCGCAAATCAGGAAGACGGAAAAGAACACCACTTCGCTGACCATAAACGTCACCTACCATTAACGCAAGTTCAGGATATTCAGCAGAAGAAAACTGTCCACCGTCACAGAGTAACCAACCTGATGGAATGGAATTTGAATCACTAACCGAACCCGCAAAAGGAATAATTTGTCCAACAGGACTTACTCCAGTGAGCGAAACTTGGTCGCCTCCCTCAAATCCGTTTAGAAGTCCGAGATAGTTTACTACAATTGCTCGATTGTTTCCTGTGCCAATATATACCGTTTTCTTAATCGTTCCCGTAGTGAGGGGAGGAGTTTCGGATATATTTGGCGAGCCGTCTGGGAGTGTGGAGGTAAGAAAATAAGGTGTACCAGAAACAGTACTAACACTGCCCATCTGAATTTCACCTGCAAATACGACTGTGAATTGTGTGGAGGTTCGGTCTTCAACTACACCAACAACTTCTGCATTGAGAGCAGAACTTGCTTGTGCCCTTACATACTGGGAACCGTCCAAACGAATAGCATCACCAACAACAAAGTCATTGGATTGCCGAACAACCTTTTTGATGCCGGCGTTGCCTGCGTTTAGTCCTGAAAATGCACTATATGCCATCTAATATAGTCTCCTGTTAACTACCGTCGTAGATGCTAAAATCGAAGTGATAATTGGTGTGTGCTGATATCATATTTGTCGCTGCCGCTGTTCTTCCCCATTCGAATCCCATACCAGCAGTTGCACCTCTAATGTTTGAAGTTTGGGCAATGTTTGTATTGCTTGGAGTAACGATGTCTCTTGCAAATACACATTTACTCGACAAGTCTACATTGTGTGGGGTATGACCATAACTTGGATATGGTGTAGTGTGCCACGGCTGAATGTAACCCATCGTCGAACCTTCAGTAGCATAACCTCTCAGTCCTACTGCGTGTCTTTGATAGTATCTATTGACCAGTTGTTCTTCTTCTTGTATCGTTCGCTCTTCCCAATCTGTATCGTTCATTCCAGATTCAAGTTGAACTCTTGCCAAATCGACACCACCACTAACTCCCCATTCAGTCGGAATTTCAAATCTAAGTTCTAACCAATTGTAGTTGGGGTCAATTGGGCCTTTATCTCCAGTCATAGTTGTAGCGTCTGGAATCAAATATGTGTGTGTTTGTTTCGCCCATTCTGTACCGAGTGCAATTTGCCCACCAGTTGCACTTGTTACTCCCAAGTATTGTCCCTGAGATACTTCTACACCGAGACACATTGTTGCGCCACCCCTGTAGTCTCCAGTTGCATCCATTACCGCACCACCCGTGTCCCCATCGTATACTTGCCAGAGAGAAACTCTCATAGGCCAAGTTGCAAGCGAGGCTGCGGATACACCTTTTGCCCAGTAACTAACTGTTGCTTGATTCAATCCCGAAACAGGAGCAAAGGTATTTACATTTTCAATTTTATGTGAGAACATTGAAACTTTGCTGGTAACTGCACCAAGTGAGTTGTTTAATACTCTTACATACGAACCTCTGGGTTCTGATGTATAGTAGTTGGTGTTTATTGGTGTAGCGCCAGCAGTGTGTCCCATCTTTCGAACTTCCGCAAGTGTACCAAGTCTGGTATCAAGCGCCCACATATCACAGGTGTATTGGATTTTGGAATCTTCGTTATGGAATCTAGCACCAGTTGTACCAGCACCTTCAATATTAGATGCTCCAGAAGCCACTGAACCCGAAGAACCACCATATTCTGACCTTTGCCAGAATGAGAAATCACCATTGATAATTTTGTTCTTGTAACCTTGGTTTGGAATACCAGCGTTCAAAATCAAGTATTGGCTGCTAGAATCTGTGAATACATAATTGCCAGTTGTACCTGATTCAACATCTCCTGTTGAAACTTCGTGTCCGAGATAGTTTACAAAGAGTGCTTCTCTTTCGTCGGTAGCAAGAAGAACTGGTTTCTTAATCATACCAGTAGTATCTGGGGGTGCCGCTGTAATTCCACCAGAGGTTCCTGGCGCAGAGAGGAAGTAAACTTGCCCCTTGTTCATTGTGGTTCCGTCACTGAACGTCCAACCACCCGCGGCACCACTTGTTTTTGCGACTGCTGAGTCTGCTGGATTCCAGTTTGACATATCAACTAGTCCAGCAAAGACAGCGACAAATTGGTCGTGACTTGCGCCTGGTGCGTGGTCTTCGACAATTGCAATGACTTCCGCATTTTCTTTAGAATCATCAGAAGCCCAAGTGTAGGTTGTGCCCATTGGGTATTGTCGAAGAAGTTGACCAGAAGAGAATCCGTGAGCAAGTTGATTTATTGTTTTTCTGTTTGCCCATTTAAAGTGTAGAGTTGTGTCTCCAGTTACTCCCGTAGTGGGAACAGAGTAACTCGCAGGAAGATATGAGAATGATGATTCGTGGAATACTCCGTCGAGAGTTGTACCACCCTCAAGGTTTCCAATCTTAACTGTTCCTGCCTTTGATAGTGTCAACGCATCATATGTACTTCCAGAAGTAGTATTTTCAAAGAAGAAAATTAATCTTCCTTGGGCATCTCCAACTTTACTTTTTCTAATCTTCCACAGTTTATCTTCAGAAGAAACTTGCGAAAAACTTACATCAAAGTCATCGTTTACAAGAGAGAAGAAATCTAAACTATTATCTTCTACTAGTCCTCTAGTGGAGGAACCAAACATCAAGTCTATGTTTGTCTTGAATGCGTGATAAGTATTTCCACCCGCAACTTGTGTGTACTCATAAGTGAATTCTTTGTCACCTGATGCACCACGAATAACAATTCCGGCACCATCTAGAAGAACATCATTGAGATAACCCATCGATTCATCGCCAGTATTACTGGTTGCAAGATAGATTAGTTTATCATCAATGGCAAGTTCAGAGGAGTTGATGACGGTGTTGGTTCCGTCAAAGTAGATATTACCATAAAATCTGTGGTCGCCACTGATTCCATATGGAAGCATATTTGCCGCAGAAACTCTCTTTACTCTGTCTTGAGGGTCAGTAGAGTCAGCGAACGCAAACATATCCATTTCGGTAATCGACGCACCAGAAATACCACCACTGGGACCTGGAAGATTATCAAAATCAAGAGTAAGAATTCTTCTATTTGTAGATACATCAGGATTACCTGCACCTGTAGAGCCTGGGTCTTCTACAAACTTAAGTCCATAGTCCCAATCAGCCGATACACCACCGCTTCCATCGTATTCGTTTTCTTCTCCACCGATGTTCAATCGAATCAGTGTGGTTCCGTCGATACTTCGGTACTTGGCTAGTCCAAATCCAGTATCGACATTATATACATTAATCTTATTGACGACATCAATAAGACTATTACTTCTCAGAAACCATTCGTTGAAGGTATCTGAAAGTTGGAGTGGTGTTACATAATGGAGACTACTTGCCATTTATTAGTCCTTCTTAATCAATTCTTTGATAAGAGATTTCAATTCTGAAACTTCATCTTTCAGTTTATTTATCTCATTTTTTTCTCTGGCTCTACGTTTTAGTTCGTTATATTTGGCAACATCTGTATTTACTATAGCGTGAGATTGCATATCTCTATACAGATGTTGCTCACCATTTACTCGTTCGAAACTCATCCTTCATATCCCCCTTCAGCATCAGTTGCGGCTTGACCTGCGGCATATACATCACCCGCACCACCAATAGTGGTATCGATTGTTGCATCATACATCGCAAATGTCTTCAACTTAGAAATTGTAGAGAAGTCAGTCTTGAGCGGGTCACCTGTCAGGACAATCTTAATCTGGAAATCTGTAAATCCATTTGGTTTACGATAGTAGAATTTCTGCTGATGTGGTTCATCAGTAGTAGCAGGCATAGTCTGGTTGGTGACTTCAGGTGTCAACTCAACATATGGATTTTCCGAGATGGTTTCATCTGCGGCAACACCACATTTGGCATAAACCTTAAATCCTGTTCCAGTCTTTCTTGTCGCTTCGAAACTAACTCGAATGACATTTGCTTCTTGACCACAGTTAACAATGTTACTGATATATCTCGAAACTGGATTGTTTTCATCGACTGGTGGGTCGGGTAGCAATTCACCAGAAGTGTCATTTCCTTGTTCGTATCTACTAAGAACGACACTCAATCTATCCATATCAATGACAGGAGTAACATCTTCTTTCTCTGTTGTCATTTGAACGTGCATAATTGACTTGTCTTGTCCGCTTTGTCCAGTGAGAGTTTCTAGTGTATCTCTCTGACTAAGAATTAACTCGTCAAACGGTTCTATCTTCTGAGGGTCTTGTCCAGTTGCATTCAAGAAGAAATCTATCTTACAGTCTGGAGTTGTTGCATTCGATGTAAGCAAGACAACTTCGTGGAAGTCTGGCGATTCAACGTCTGCTCCAACTTGATTCTGGCAACCTTCAGTAATACCTTCAAGTTCTAGTTGATAGGTTGTTCCAACTGGGAACTTCGCTCGGTTCAGTCTGAACATAATGTTCTTATCTGTTTGTTCAATTCTAGAACCGTTGTTCTGTGGTTGGAAAAGACTTCCCATATATGGCTGTCTTTCAACATCACTTTCTGTGGAGGTTCCGTCTGAGGTTAATCCCTTGCTTCCCATCTGTGTTCCCCAGAGAGTATATGCTTTACTGTTTGTCTTACAGACAAGTGCATATCTTCCCGATGCGAGGTAAACAGGTGAACTGAAAGTGAATCGAGTAGACTCATTCAAGTCAGGACCATTCTTCGAACCAGTCATACCAGCAGTACCACCAATTGAAGTGAAACTAAATGGCAGAACTGTTGTTGGGTGAGGCATACCATTCATAAGAGGTCTGAGTTCGACAGCGAACGGTAGTGGTTCACCGACAGTATCGGCTCCTACTGCATCACCATCAACATCTCGGAAGAATAGGTCTACGCTTGTAGCATAAACTCCGTCACCATACTTTTCTTGGTCGATTTCAAATACCTGTGCCATTGGGTCGAAGTAATCTGCTACACCAGTAAGAAGTTGTCCTTCTCCAAGAGTGCTTGCGTCCTGAACAATTCTTTCCTGCTTAACGCTGTCACGTTTCGCACGAACTGGTCGAGTACTCTTTACAGTTCCCGAGTCTTCATTTTCGACACCACCGACAACGAAGAATTCTTCTGCTGTTGTTGTTGACAACGAAGCAATGTTGTCCTTGTTGTCGGTAAGACGAATTAGCAATTCACCTTCACTGTATGGGTTGTCCTTGGGAATTTGAATCTTAACAGAAGCATTGCCGACTGCATCAGTACGCATTGTACTTGAACCTGCAATTACATATCCAGTATTTGCCTGGCTATTTTCTGTACATCTCTTTCCGTCAACGAATGCCCAGTATCTACAGTTGGGTTTCATAAAGGTAGCGGTAAGAGTTAGTTCCTTTGGACGAACTCTCATCTTGACATCGTTAACGACAGTCTTCCATACGGTTCTTGTTGCTTTGACAGTCTTCTTGGAATAACAACCACCACGGGTAAAACCGTTCCATCGGTAGGAAGAGCAAGATTGGAGTCCAGACGGAGCCGTGCTACATCGTTGACCGAGGTTATTGTAGGAATATCCAGTGCGATAGTTGTAACCACCATAGTAACCACGCCAACCATCATAGACGCCTCTCCAGCGGTTTCCGTAGTAGCCTCTCCAACCACACCAACCTCTCCAGCCGTGACCGTGGTATCCGTGATATCTACGATACCAATAGTTTCTTCCATACCAGTTCCACCCGTAATAACGATTTGGAACAACTACAGTTTTGTTGTATGTCTCAGTAGACTTAACCTTTGTACTGACTTTCTCCATTGCGAACCAGTCATCGGTAGAAGGAGAAATCTTCAAGTTACCCATCCAGTTTGTCTTTGAGAATGGGTTGGGATAAACTGGAGTGTTACCAGTAAGATTACTTACAGTGCTTATTCCTGTACTTGATGGAGTGACATAATACAAATTGTCAGTTGAGAATGTAATACCATCAGGTAGAGGTTTCTTCGAGTGTTCGATTAGGTTTAGGTTACAACGGGATGTGCCTGGTCTAATTGTTCCCAGTTCTGGGTTACAAGAAACATTGAATTCTTTAGAGTGGACTGATGCTTTAGTTTGGTCTTTAAATCCATCAACACTAAAGACATTCATAAACTGTTCTGAACCACCATTTTCTGAACTTTGGGATGCAAGTGCAGATGCTTCGTTCTTTACATCTTGTTCTTCGTCATCAAGTTCTGTTGTCTTTTCAAGTGCATCAACACGTTCTTCAATTCTGCCGATGTCTGCCATAGTAAATCGTTTATTGTCTACTACTTTCGCTTTGACATCATTTGCTTCGTGTGTAAACGCGGGAACACCAAGATGGAAGATTTCCATTTCGTTTTGTTCGTCGTGTTCTGGTAATTGTGGGTCAATGCTCGGAAGACCTTCAATAATCTTGAAGTCTCTATTTCGTGTAAGAACAATCTTGTCCATTCTTCCAAGATAGTGTTCGTAGTCACAGTAGAAAAGTTTTCCGTCGGCGGGAGTCCACGCACCACGAATTTTGTTAAACTCTGGGTGACTTTCATCCCACTTACCAACCTTGATTGGACGGAAATCGATACAGTCCGATAGTTTGAATCCTCGTCCTTGTTTCCTGTCAGTGAAGGTTGGAATCATTGCATAGGTTTGTAGGTCAGTTGGAGTAGGCTCATAATTTTTATTTGCCATCAAGTAGTGACCAGCAGTGACACCATACATTGCAGTCGCCCCATCACCATTTTCAAAGTCTACGACTTCGTGACTATTGTGAACATAGGAGTTTGCAACAACAGGATACTTTAAATTGCTATAATCGGTATCTTCTTCTGCACCCCAAATTGCGTGGTCGTAGTACAAGAATGTAACTTTGAATCCTGAACCTGCTTCCGTGTACTTGTTGTCAATACCAAAAGTACCACCTGCGGTCGAAGTGTTCAAGTGAATGTGAGCGTGGTCATAAAGGAAGTTTTCTTGTCCGTCCCACAAATCAAACTTGGAGGATACATCTTCGCCAGTTCCAACTTCTTCGACTCTTTCTACACGAACAACATCGGGATAACCCAAGTTGATTCCGTAACCGTTTGCCAGATAGTTGTTCCACATCGAAGTGGAAGAATCTGCATTGGTGGAGTTTGTAATTGTTAGAGTTTTTCTCTTTAGAATTTTCTTTCGAATGGTTGTGGAAGGACCACTTACAACTTCTCCATCTGAATTGATGTCAATGTTGGTAAGCATATACCCCTTTTTCGAAGTACCTGTCCATTCCTGTGTCTTTGTCGAGTTAAGCGTAAACTTAAGAGTTCTGAAGTCAGTAGAAGTTACTTCGATGCTGTTCCCACCAAAATCTCCAGTAGAAGCGGTGTTCATATCGAAGAGGTAACCATCTACGGATACAAGATACTGACTTGTATTTGTAATTTCGTCGATGATTCCTAAACTACCAGCCTGAAATGCACTGTTAGAAGGAGCAGTTACGGTTGCCTCCCAGTTGCTTCCGCTCTTGGTAAAGTTTAGTTCGAAGTCTCTGTGTACTGTGTAGTCAAGTCCTGTTATTCTTTTTACTGTGTCACCTTGCGGTACAGGGAAAATTAGTCGTGTTTCGTTTCTGTCCTGTACACCATCATTTTGGTCTTGACCTTCGGGAACGTGAATCTTAAAGAGTGCTTTTCCTGTATCTGGGTCAGAAAGAAACTTTGCGTCTTTAATTGTGAGCAAATCACTGCCAGGGAAACCTGCCTTGGTTCCTGTAATTATGCCATTTAGATATACTCTATAAAGACTACCAACCCCACCATCTCCTTGGTTGGTTGCGTGTAGCATTATATGAATGACTCTTGCACAACCAAAAGCAATCTGTTCTCCGTTTGCACCGACGAACGATAGGTTTACCTTTTTCCATTCTGGTTCTGATTGTCCACCAACCAAGTTCATATTATTATCAACCATTGCACCAGTAGAAGTGAACAATGGTTCGACACCATCCATATTATGTTCTACGAGAATATAGTTACCGTAGTCAATTTGGACTGTAGCATCATTTATGCTTTTAGTGGTTCTTGCTCTTTTACCAACCAAGTGTTCGGTATTCTGTAGTTCAAACTCATATCCTTTGACATAAGCCTTTCCTTGTTCAATACCAGCGGCAAAATAGTTCCAATACTCATCGCCATTTTGGTCTTGAGTATCTTGGGGATTCCAAACAGAATCATATTCTTCTGGTCCAAAACTAAACGGACGAACTGTGTAGTGTCCAGACTCATCGTAAGTTCTTCTTGCGAGAGTCTCTTCGAGTTGAGCATATTCGGGGTACTTCAATTTCTTGAATGTTTCGCCCTTGATAATTCTTGCCCACTCAAAATAATTCTTTGTGTCTTTGTCTGTTCTGTATCCTAGTTCGTCGAAGATGTATGAGATTTGTTTAATCTTCAGATTGATTAGGAATCTGTCACCGCCTGGTGCATTATAATTATATGAACCTTGCGAGGGGTCTCTTAGTGAGTTGTCACTTTCAGCAGATATAATTTCTCGGTTGATTGAAAATCCTACCGATACAGTTCGTTCTGTGGGAAAGAAGTAACGAATGTCATTCACTTCTTCGGCAACAGCAATCGTTTGTGGGTCGTTCATAACAAAGTAACCGTCCACATAGAACAGTCCTTCTTCGATGCTAATTAGTAGTGCTTCTCCACGGGAGTAGTAACCAATTTCTGAGTTTGTTGCTTCTGCCAAATCTGAAACCTGAAGAGTTACGTCTAGATTTGGGTTACTGCATTTAATTGAACCTTGATTTCTAGGAAATGCTGGAGTTTCGTCTTTGTTATCTTTTGTGAGTTCAACGAAGACAATTTTATATGGGTCACCTGCCGTAGAATCCAGTGCGTGTACAACTTTACCTACAACTTTTGTACTCGTTCCTGCTTCTACATCGGCTCCGTTTGCATTTGTAGTAAGAACTGTGTGGTCATAATACAAATCATATCCGATTAAATCATTAATATCAACTTCAGCAGAATCTGTTCCTGCGGTGTTTGCCAATCTAAACCAAGTTACACTTCTTTCGGTGATACCTGCGCCCTGAATAACATCTCCGTTTTCAAAGATGTGGTCAGCCATTCGTCCAATCTGATTACTCAGAATAGACTGAATCTGTGTCAGTTCTCTTGCTTGAACAGAATAACCAGGCTTGAACAGTACTTGAAGAAACTTCTTTGCTTCATCAAAGTCATCATAGTAGGGATTGATATTAAATTTACTTCGGTCTAGTGTCATTTATATAACCTTTAGAATTTCAGAATAATCTGATACTGTTCTCGTTGTTCGGGGTCTTTTTCGATGGGTTTCATATTTTGTGCGAATAGAATTTCTCCAGTGTTTGGAACAATTTCTGGAGGCGTCACAGTATTTATAACAACATTTGTGGAAGATGAAGAATAACTTCCAATAGAATCACCAGTAGCAAAGGTTCCAATTACATTGGTGACAACAAGTTCTCCGCCAGTTCCGCCTGGATTGACTTTCCAATCCAATACTGTTCCGCTCACACACGCAGTGCAACCGACGGCGGCAGATGCCCCTGTTACTCCTATATCAATTGGAAAAGTTGTTGGTGAAAGTCCAGCAGGACCAGACAACCCCAAAACCCAATTGCAATTGAATGATGGAGGAGTGTTTGCAAACTCTTTATCAAAACCAGAAACGGATGCAATATTGGTTCCTGTTTTGAACGACCAGTTATTGTTGTCTTGAGAAAACTCAACAAGAGTTTCGCCAGTTAGTCCAAGAGCAGGAGGAATAAATTCACCCTGAAGATTGCTCATCGTAACGATTCCGTGATTACCTTCCAAAGCAGGTGACCACGCTTCAATTTTTCCTGTCGCTTTCGAGTCTTTACCCATAACGTAATTACCAACACTGTACAATGATTCTGGTAGGAAACCACCAGTGCTTGTGCTTGTAACTTCAAGTGCTGTATTGGCGGATACATTTGACCCTGCAATTCTGTACGGGTTACCCTCACTGTTCAGATACTGTGAGTCCGTGTCATTGAGAGTGGGGTTTTTGATAATTCCGTATTGACGAATTTCGTTTTCCAAAAAGAAGTTATTGTCTTCTGACTGGTCAATGTTAACAACTAAAAGAAGAGCAGTTGATTGCAATTCAAGAGGAGGATTAGAACCAAGACCACCCAACGGAGAAAGAATTGCTCTTGCATCTGCTTGTGTTCCGCTCGATGCGGCAGCAGTAGTTAATGCTGATGGGGTAAACTCTATAGTTGCGTGAGAATAGTTTTTGCCAGGATTGGTTACTATTATATGTTGAACTTGCTTTCTGGTAGTAGTGTCTGTATCATATTCGTATAAAGACGCAAACGCTTCAGCAGAAACCCCATCACCAAAAATAGTTACTCGGGGTGCTATTTCGTATTTACTTCCACTGGGAATTGTATATTCGAGAGGTTCTTCAAAAATTGCAAGAGAAGTACTAGCAGTAAAGTCAGTAATGAGTCTTCTTTGTCCTGCACCAATTCCGTCTGTGATTGATATGACTGTACCATTGAATGCGTCATCTGCAATTCCCGCACCAGAACCTTGAGCGGTTGCCATAAATATTCCAGTAGAACCCGCCGAAGAATCGCCACTCGTAGTGATGTCTGGGGTGCCTGTTGGTGTAATTAGTGGAGAAGAGTAGTTACCATTTCGTGTGGTTAGTTCTACAAATTCGATACCACCATCATTTGCATTTTGTTGTACTGTCCATTGATTCTTCGAAGTTGTTCCCGTTCCCCTATTGGTAACTTTTCGAATAGGAATAAAGGAATCATCAATATAATATCTCTGTGGTTCAGGAATCGTTAACATATATTTCCACTGATATCCATCACCAGTTTGAATCAATCCTGTTGTTCGAATTCCTTTTGGTTCGATTGTGGAAGGAGCCCCAGAGTTATTACTAATGCACTTGTATACATTATATTCTGAGGTCATTACATAATAGGCTTTATCTTCTAAATCAATATTATCGTTGTATTGATAATAAATATTTCCAAATGTCCAATCGTATCTGGGAGACATATACAAAGCGGCATTAAAATCAATCTGCTTCATACCCACGACACTTCTTCTTACATTTACATCTGCAAACCTGTTATCTTCGGGTTGAGCAAAAGTTTGACCAGAAGTCCATCCGTCAGACTTACCGACAAAGAGAAAATACTTATCAGTGGAATTTACAGCAAAATTTCTTAAAAATGAACCTGCGAGTTCTCTTCTAAGACTTGTTTTAAATGCTGAATTGTCGCCAGTTACTGCCATCTATAATCTCCGAGATAATATATTTATATATGAAAAAACCATTCAGAATCTACCATTTATTTCTGTGGCGTTCCATCCCTTGTGCATTAGTTCGTTGCCATTTCTTGAACTACTCCAAGTACTACCAGCCGCTGTTGTAAGGTCATAGTCTGTTACAATGCCGAATGTGTTCCCGCTAACATCAATGTAAAGGAATGGGTTTATTTCTACCGATGTAAATCCACAACCAGAGTCAATCCCTGTTATTCCTCTCATATTTGGATGCGGGTAAATTACCCAATATGAACCTTTAAGATTCCAGTTTGCGGCATCCGCAGTCCCATTAATAATTCCATCTGCATAACCCGCAGAAGCACCAGAGAGTCCATTTCCATACATCTCAAGAATGACTCCCTGACTTCCTTGGTATAGAGGACCAGATGCACCAGATGCACCATCCCAAGTATGTCCGCTTGCTCCTTGGGCTGCCTCTTCAAAAGCAAACTGATGACCAGAAACTACTGTGTCTCCAGGTCCTGTTCGTCCCGCAACATCATTATATACTAATCCATAGTATGAAGCAGTTCTTCCAGATGCAGATGCTCCGTGGTGAATTGTGGTTCCATTTTCTGTGACAGGATTACTCGAAGATGGATTATAGCCGAATGGATATAAGTCTTTGCTTGCGGAGTTATGTCTAAGATTTTCTGAAGTGTTAAATGTATATGGTGTGTAATGACCAAGTACAGAAATTTCAAAAGGTTTCGCTGATGTTTTTCTTCGTGTGGATATTGGCTCAAATCTTTTCATTACCATTTGATTAAACAGTTTTGCACCTGCTGGATGAATCAAATCTAAGATTTGTTTTTTGTATGACGATAATGTTATATCTGTTTTTATTTCATACGAGAAGTTTTGATAGAATTTAGCATCAAAAACTTTCTTGTTTGTGCTTAGTTGTCCATCCGTTCCAAAATAATAGCCAGGATATATTGAAGTAGAATCAACAGAGGCCGTAATACCAGCACCAGTTCCGTTTGCAGTTTCTATACCGAAAGTGAGTACATCATTTACATTATACGAAATTCCAGAATTGATAATATCAATCGCTACAATTCCACCCTTTCCGTCAATTTCTATAATCTCTCCGAAAGCATCCGTACCACCAGTGGATGTGGAGATTACATTTACCACATCGCCTACTCTATAGTTTTCTCCACGTTCGGCAGATGTGACCCCAACAATTGGAGAAAGTTTTTGGATTACAGGATATATGTTTTCTACTATATCGCCAGTTGTACCTCCAATTGCAATTGTAAGTGGAGTATCCTCTCTGAATTTTCCATTAATCTCATCAATTATTATCTCTACAACTGATGCATTTTTAGTTTCATATTGTTTGACATTTCTTATAATAGCCGAGGCAATAAACTCTCCGTTTGGTAAGAGTTGTGTTGCCTTTTTATCGATACTATTCCAAATCTCATTATCATTGACGGTCGAAATCTTCAAACTGGTATCAGTTATCCATTTACCAGAAGAAGACTTTAGAATATCTGTTTTGGGATAATAGAAATTATCAATTACCGTGTCGTGTATTATTCGAAACAAAAGACGGTATGCCTTCTCTGTTCCCTTTGCTCTGTAGAATTCTTTAATTCTTTTTACTAGCCTTTTCTGGTCAACAGGACTATTGGTAGTCGTGTCGAATGCCAGAGCAACAGGAAATTTTTCCATATATTGATTTTTAAAATAGTTTATGAAAGACGTTACACTTGTATCAATATCAGAATAATCCTGAAGAACAAAGGTACTGTACAAAGTTCCATTTGTTTGCTCCATCCACTCATAATATGCTTCTAAAAATTCTGTTAATCTAGTATGGTCTTGCCTGACAAAATCAGGAAGTTGTTCCTTTACCATTGCAGAAACAGAAACCAAACTGTCCACTTTTGTGTTTAGCGGAGTCAGCGTTCCTACTGACGAAGCAGTCTGATTCGAATTGAGTATTAATATTAAACTCATCTATTCCTTCTTATCAATAAGAACTACTTGATGAACCAGAACTACTTGATGAACTAGAACTACTTGATGAACTAGAACTCATCGAACTGGAACTATGGGAACTTGAACCGCCGCTTGTCTTTTCTGTTATATCTCTTATTGATAGTGTTATTGCACTTGAGTCAACAGTGTCAATTGTTAAAATTCTTGACCTACTTGCAAATACATTTTTATCTCTAAGTGGTGTATTTATTTTTATATGTGAATTGTTTAGATATGAAAGAGGTCTAAAGTTATTTAAATTTATGACACCAGTTTCATAATCTACTGTCCCGACAGATGCTGTTCCAAAATAAACCAGAATCTTTTCTCCGTTAATTCCAGTTTTCCACAATCGAATATTGCCATATCCATCATCATCTAAGTAGGCTGTAATTACCGTATTATCATCATCTTTATATGAAAAAGCAGAACTGCTAATAACTGGAACGTGTCCATCGTGCGGGTGAAGAATTGGATTTCCGAATTCTATTGTGTAGTTTGCAGTTGTTCCAATAGCAGGTTCGAATCTTCTTTCTAAAGACAATGTGGTGTCGTTACCTACAATAGAAGAACTAGAGTCATCCATTAGTTTCGTGAGTTTAGAGAAATACAAATCCTTATCAAATTTTTCCAAATCATTATCGATGTAATGAATAATTGAGTCTCTTACTAACTTTAATATGGAGTTTTTATCAAGAACAGTTTTGCTTCGGTCAAAAACTACATCACTGCGAACATTGAGAAACAAATAGTCTGGGTCAACAATTTCGGGAGTTACAGTCACAATGTTTGAAGTCTTAAGAATATCTTTTTTGATTTCTTCTTTTTTCGTATCATCAATCTTAAGACCACTCAGAGGCTTGACTGAGATGAATACCTTACCATATTCTGGTGGGACATTATCTTCTCCGCCCCAGACATAAACAGATTCGATGTCTGCATAATCTCTCATCAAGATTGCTTCGTAGTCCTTAGAGGTCACTGACCTGTCTTGTGCTTGATACGTTTTTGGTGCATAGAACTTAATTGACTTTACACTTTCTGCATCTGCACCACCAGCGGCTGCCGACACTACTGCTACGGTAGAATCAGACAGAGCAAATACTCTTGCTCCTTCTTTGTCCGAACTTCCTACGTTGTTGGCATCTGGTCCTTTTGTATTCAGGTATTGAAGAATAATAACATTACCGTTGTCTGGTTTTTTCCCTACAATGTTATCACCGAAGTATACTTCAAATTCTCCACCATCAATTTCTTGAATGTGATACGCTTTGTCGGTTTTACCAACAATATTAATATCAGTAACAATAGTCCACGCATCAGTATAACCACTGGTATCTTCTGTGGATGTTTGTACACGAACAGTGAGAGTTGAAGTATCTGCTACCGCAGGAATGACATACTTTGCAGAAGTTCTATCATCAAAAACGTAAGAGAGTGTTTCAAATTTTCCTTGTTTAATCGTAACATTCTGAGCAACTGTTTGACCTACAGTTTCTTCCCGAGAATCGAGTGTATATCCTACAGTTGACATTACAGAAAAATCAAACGATTCGTCTCCCTGTGTGCCTTTGAGTATTGTACCTCTTTCTATAGCATCCGTAAGTTCAGCGGCTGGAGAAAAAATATCTACGGTTGCTGTCGGAGCGGTTCTCGACCTTGGTGTATATCCGAGATGTTTTGCCAAAGAAACAACAGAGTCTCTCCGTACAGCACTGTCCAAGAACATTTCATTTGCTACCATATTTGTATAGAACCCTTGGTAGTGGGTATTGTAGGCGAGCAAGTCCATTAGGATATTGATACCAGAGCCTTCGAAATTGATATCTTTAAATTGCTCTTGTGTTGAGAGGTATGCCTTTAGATTCGTTTTGATACTATCAAAATCTAAATCCGAAACTGAAAGTTTTGCGTTAAATCTGTCTGCCATTATCGTATCCTCTCCAGAGGTAATTCGAGTTCAAATCTCTCATCAGGAACTCCGACTATTCTAAATCTAAGAGTTACATCCAATAAATTTATATCATCGTTTTGAACAACAATAACCTCGTCCATTTTTGCCCGTGGTTCGTGGTCCCGTATGATGTCTTCGATTTCTCTTTCTATCTCGAAACCAATGACTGGGGTGAAATTTTCAAACAATAGTTTACGAACTTCTGACCTAATTTCTGGATGAAATGGTTTTTCGTATTTCCCCATAAACACCAGATTTCGTAATGACCTTTTTACTGCTTCCTCATCATACTTAAGTGATATATCTCCGCTCACTGGGTGGGTGATGAAGTCTAGGTCTAAGTCGGAATATCTTTTTTTCTTTGCCATATACTTATGTAGTCTGGGCAGCCAACTCAGCCTCAATATATCTTCGTTTTTCTTTTACCATTGGAATTATATCTTCTTCAACAACTGCGTCTGCCTTTACCCAAGAACACCACTCCACAGACAGACAACCAATTACACTCATTCCATTTGCATTTCGTATTGGAACCAATGAAAACATTATTACACTGTTTGATTCTAAGTGTCTCTTAAAGTGACAGTCTGGTAGTTTCGACGTTAACTGTGGTCTTCCATCGTCTGCGGTAACAACTTCGAGCATTTCTCCGAACATTGTTAGGATGACATCTTGTCTGGTGTGTCGGGTTTCAGAAACGCCACTTCTGCACGATTCGTGTGTAAGAGAAAATCTCTTCATTGAAGAACCATCGACGAACTTTCCGCCATTGTGAAATTGAACAACTTGGGCGCGTCCTGCATCTCCGAGGACTCTAAGTTCTGTTAAGTGTTCGTGTACTTTGGTGTGTAGGTTTACAAATTTTTGAGACGTTGGGAGTTCTTTCCATATGGATTTGTTTTCTTTTCTCTGTTTCAAGAAAGACTTAATCATCGGATAACCCAAAAGAAGTCCTGCCCCTACAGCAGCCAGTACCATCCCTGCTTCCACCCAAGAGCCAAAAATATCGATACCTTCTACTGTATTATCTACCATTTAAAATCCCGTATATTGTTATTAAAGTACCCTATATGTATAAAAACAATCACGGTCCATTAGCAAAAACATTGGGTGAGTGTGTCGCACAAGCAGAACCACAGCAAACTGGGTCACCCTTTCTTCCAACTGCCAAAGTGTTCGCAAAGACATTTGGTGAACCGCCACACAAAACAGAACCGTGACCTGGCGGAGGACCACAAGCGTGAACCGCCCAAGCATCAGTTAATCTATGTTGTGGGATTGCATTTGTAAAAACATTCGGTGAACCCTGAATGCTTGGTCTTGGTGGGAAACAAGAGTGTCCCGTACAAATGTCTCCCTTTCTATGACAAGGTGGCATATCTCTCTCCTTATTTTCCGTAAGCCTTAACTATTACTTTACCGTCTGCTCCATCTGCACCGTAACCTGAGCCACCGTGTGGACAAATTCCACTACAAGAGGAACGACCACCTCCACCACCACCGCCTGGTGCTGTTCCAGCGGCACCGTCGTGGACCGTGCCGCCTGCTCCACCCGCACCGCCGTTTCCAGCGTCACCACCATCACCACCATCGCTCAGACCCGATACTGCAAACTGACCTTGGGATTCACCATTCTCACCATCGGTGTTTGTAATGTTTCCGCCTGATGCATCTCCTCCCTGACTACCCGAACCAAACTGTGCGCCCTTTTTTCCACCATTTCCGTGGTCTGCTACTGGTCCTGAAACGGATGTTGCTACCCCTCCAGATGTAGTTATGGTATTCAAAGTTGATGAAGTACCATTAGAACCATTAGAAGAGGCCGAACCAGCACCACCCGCACCCACAGTAAATTGAATTGTACCGCCTGGATATGATTGAACCCCAGTAAGTTTATGTTTGACATAGGAACCACCACCTCCACCACCACCTCGGTAGTGACTCGTCCCTCCACCTTTACCACCAGACGTAGTGTGTCCTGCTCCGCCACCGCCTCCGCCTCCCCACATCTCAATTTCAACATACTGAGTTCCTGCGGGAATGGTAAAGTTCTGACTACCAGTCGATGTTATCTCGGTGGTAGAGATTAGTCTTATGTCTGCTGTTGATGCTCTTCTTGCAATACCTAACATTATGCCATTCCTGTTCCGTTATGGAAACAATAATTTATACCATACTGACTTCCATCATAAACATTCATAATCGATACAATATCTATTCCATCAGTTGAAAGTGTTGGTTGACTCCCTCCAGCCCACACACCGTTTGCAACCAATGAACCTTGTGCGTACTGTCCTCCATTTGTAATAATCAAAGTTATAGATTTTGCCTCTCCAGTTACTGCCATATTCAAGATTGGAAATATTGCAGTTGAACCTGCCGCACCACCACCAGTTGCAGTAATGTATTGTACTGCACCGTCTGCCCAACTAACAGCGTGGGCAAGTTGGGTCAGACCACTCGAACCAAATGTCGCTGTTGCTCCTTCTGAGGTATCAAAGAACTTCGGACGGTTAACGTCATTTGCGATTACATAAGGACCACCAGCAGAGAACCCATCTGTAAAGTTACCTTCACCCACAACTTCAAACGAATTTACAGCATCGAATGAAATCCCTGCACTTAACGTAGCGGCTGTCCCGCCCTGATTGAATACAACACCACGATATGACGAGGAGAATGGGTTGACAAGTTCAGGAGATGCTCCAGTAGGACCTACATTTCCTGTGGGATTAGAACCAGTCCGTTTTACCCAACTACCATTACTCGACTGGTAGTTCATCATACTACCATTTGTCAGACTCTTTAGACTCATTCCGAGAACGTCATCAAGAGAAATATCATCTACATTGATTCGAATGAAGTTTGCTTCTGTGTTAGTGTCGAGTCGAATGTTCGAACCAGCAACAAAAGTCATATTCATAGTTCTACCAAGAGTACCATCCGACATTATAGTGGTTGTCAGAGTTCCTTTGATTTCTTCTGAAACTGTTCCTCTGAACTCTGAGCCTGGTTCACCAATGGCAGCGGAGTTATTTTGTATTTCAGACAATGAAGATTTTGATTTGGAATCTTTATATCCACCAGCCGTAAGCGCCTTGACAGAGGAATTGGAAAATAATCCCGCCGAGACTAACTTTGTGACTTCTGTACGAACGTCAGTTTTTATTCCTTCACTTGCCAAGAAGTTTACAATCTGGAACTTTATGTTGATTGATGTTCTTGCCGCTTTTGGTTTTACGAGAGCAATAAAATTAGGGATTCCCTGACCACGCGGCCCTCCTGTTGACCTTTCTGATATTACCTGACAGCCTTCCACCCAGTCCTGCCTACCCTCTTCGCACATCCTCTCCGATTCACGCAACTTCTCTTCCAGTTCACGAAGTTGTCTTTTTGCTCTCGCAACGGCTTCGCAGATTGCATTGCAGAACGCGGCATTACCTTTTCCTAGTTTTCCTGGCTGTGGTCCTGATATTCTACAATCACAACCGGCGGTTCGTCGAGCGTGTTCTTCGAGGAACTTGATTTTTTTCTTCTGAGCCTCAATTGCACATCGAGAAAGCGGAATAACCGCACACAGAAAAGCAACCGCCATCAGTCGGTAACAGCACTGCTCTTCGGGAGTGAGGTCTTCCTGCGGCTTGTCCTTCGCCGGTCCGTTGAGGACACCACTGCAATAACTGCTTTCGTCCTCCCACCATTTGTCAAAACCATCGACGACTTCTTTCGCATCCTTCATACACTCTAGCATATTAAAGTCCATCCGCTTTAATATACATAGAGTGTATCTTTCGTATTCTTCAATTGGTGAACCGTCAGGCGGACGAGGACAAAACGCATCCCAAAACTCTTGTTGTTCTGGTGTGACATTGTAGTCATCCAACTGTTCTTGTGTCGGCGAGATGACCATCGCCGACGGACTGCCTCCCAAACTCCTGAATAATGCTTCTGTTTTTTGAGCAAAATCTCTTACAATGTTCTTGCTACCAATAAAGGATGACAATTTGGAAAGGTTTAAACCACCCGAGTTTCGCCCACGGTTAATTGCAACGGCTAGATTTTTGTCTGGGTGCTGACGTAAATTTAAACTCTGAGTTACTTTATTTGGATTCGATGGTGGCATACTTCTTTCATCACCATCATTGGGAGGAGCAAATCCTTCAGTACAGGATGTAGTCGCACCTATAGCGTCATTACAAGGACACAAATACCCTTCATTACAACCACCTTCGATGTTCACATATACACCATCCGTACTGGAAGTGATAATCGTCCTTCCATCTTGAGCAAGCGATATTTCATTTCGAGTGCTTCCTGCGGGACACTGCCCATTACTACAAGTTGGCCAACATTCTCCATCTTTTACACAGGGACTACCAGTAACTATCGTCCCACACCAGTTTGTACTGAATTCACAACATTTAACGTGAACGGACCCGTCATCGGGGTCTGTACATTTGGCTAGTTCTAATCCACA